CGTACGGCTTCCACGATCTTCGTGCCTCCGCCACCAGGCTTGAGCACGCCTCTTCCGTTCTGGGAGAAGCCAAGTGCGTCGGGCATGTGTTCCGCGAACCACAAGATTGACTCCGTCAGCGGGTGTGAAGGATTGAATGCAACATCCCCATACACGCCATCGCCTTCCTTGACAGTTACGCCGGTCGCCTTGCCCCAACGATCAGCCACCGATCTCGGAGTGTCAGGACTTCGACGATCCGGGTGATCGATGTTGATCTTGATTCCCTCGTACAGTCGAGCCGCATCTTTCAGGGCTTGTGGAGAATAGCGATAGCCGTTCTCCGACGAAGTCCCCAACAACTTGGCTCCACGGATAATGCTAGCATCTCGGTCCACCGTCAACGAACCAGGACGAAAGATGTCCTCACCCAGCTCGATCTCGTCCATGGATTCACCTCCAGTTAGACCTTCCAGGAATTCACGGTTCTTCTTTACCCACGTCCGAGCTGCACCTCGATCAGGCCATTCGACGGCATCGAACTCAACAGACTGTACAGCTTTGCTTCCGTCCGATCGCCGACCGATGACTGCTTTGGCGCCCTCGGTCAATTCATTCAATCGCTTAACATGGAAACCCTTGAATGCCCCAGGCTTCCGAATCCGAACCCGAAAGTGTTCTGTTGCCTTGGTCAAAGCATTGTCCCTTCGGGCTCTTCTATTGTTGCAGCAGGAGCTTCGTAACTCAGGCCTTGGAATTCTTGGCTAACGACCCAAACAGCTTTTACAGCCCCATCATACCAAGGCTTGAGTGAGTCAGGAATCCAACCCCCAAGAATTACTTCTAATGTTGGATTCGTCTTCAAGACTACAAGTAGCCTTATCTTGATCGCAGCGTACCTGGAGTCTATCTTGATTCGTTTGATTCGTCCTTGTAAACGTTCCCCAGTCACTTCATAGACCAATTGCCCTATCTCGACGTTCCGATACTTCAGGACAACTGTATACGTAGTCATTAGAATCCCCGAAGCATCGCCCAAGCTAGGCGAAGATGTTCGTGATCCTTACGGAGGAACTTCAACATAAGCTTCCGGTTCATCAATGCTTCCATTGGCATAGACAAGCCTTCACCGGGGGCATAGTAATACTCTACCCCTTCGTTTACGGCCTTCGCCAAATTCCCATTGTATATTCGCCCAATGTATGGATCGGCGAACTTGTCTTCTTTGATGTTGAACGCCTGTATGTAGCCTTTAGAGTGAGACGAGACAGTACTCGACTCCGCCATACGACTATCTAACCATCGATCCATTCGTTCCGCAGCTCGACCATTACGATAGAATAGATGGTGCCCGAACTCATGGGTGAGTGTATTAGTCGTTCCCTGACGCCCCCATCTATCCCCTATTTTGATGTAGTTGAGATCCGGATTCGCTGCGCCTTCCTTACCTGGAATCTTCGACATGGTAATATGATGAAGCCTACTTCTAGAATCCATGGCTTCACCCGAAGGAGCTCTCAGCATTGTATCATCAACACAAGTAAGCATCTCCCGAAAGTCTTTCTTCAACTTCTTCCGAAGACTACCGGGATTCGAACCGCCCCCTTTACCAAATGCAACAATCCAGTTGTCAATCTTCTTGTCCATATTTCTGACGATACGCCGTTTCGCATCCGACGCAGTAAGGGCAGCTTCTACGCTATCGAAGCCCTGTGCCTTCCGCAACGCATCCCGATACTGCTGCATCATTCGGTTTGCGTCAGAAGCTTTATGCCAACTGGCATTGGTCATTTCATCTAGATCAATACCCAGCTTCATCATATCACGGTAGGCTTCGTTTGCCGCATTCCAATAGTTGTCATCGAATGCAGGCTTCAGCACAGGGGGTTTGCTTGGTGCGACTACTGGTGTAGGTGGTTTCGTGGGTAGCTTGGGTAGCTTGGGTTTCGATATTGCTTTTGCTCCCGGCTCCCAGAGAGACACTCTTTTGATTCGGTCCGGATGTTTCGCAGCATACCAATGTGCCAAATCATACTGTACAGTATCTCTGAATCGTCCTAGGGTCTTAACGTGTCCAACGTCATCGATGACTATCGCCCGAATGGGTAAACCTAACTTCCGAGCCGCAGTCACTCTATGAATCCCGTCAATTACTTCTAGACTGCCATCAGCCATTCGGTGCACTAATACTGGAGGAGCGTTGGCCATGTCCCCACCAGAAAGGAAACCCTTGAGCTTCTTCTCGTGTGCACCGAACTCGTTCCACGTGGATGCAACGACTTTATTCGGATCTAGGTCTTCAAGTGAAACGTGCCCTTTTAACCCTCGTATAACGTCATCAAGTTCCTTTTGATTCTCTACCATCATAGTACCGACAAAGTCTGATCGCTTAATCTTCTGCAAGGGTCCAGACCCAACTGGTGCAGGTAGATCCAGATCAGGTGTCGGCTTCGATATTGGTATCGGCTTCGGCTTCACAGGAGTAAGCTTAATTGGTGTAGGCTTCGGAGGTGTAGGTACAGGCTTCAATGGTTTAGGGACTCCGATAGTCGGAGCTGCTCCTTTAGCCTTGCCCCCAGAATCGGCGAAAGCCTGGAAGTTGGCTCTTAGGCGTCTACGGAATTCAGCCTCGACTTTATCCGTAGCTAATAGGGTACTCTTGAGATCGTTCCATACCAACCGTTCGGCGTCGGTAAGGTTATCCGCCAACAATCGCTTATCCAGATCCTTCACACGATTGACGACGTAACGATTCTTACCGTCTACCTCACCGTACTTCTTTCTGAGACCGAACAGCCGACGGTATTCCTGCTGGCGAGCTGCGGCTATCTCCTTCTCGATTGGAGTCAACTTCTCCAATGACTCAGCAATGATTGGGGCGAGGCTCTTCTCCCTTTGAAGAACCACAGTCCTTTCAACAATGCCTCGAATGTTGAGTTCGGTACGAGTCATCATCTCGCCAACTGACTCAGCAGCCAGTCGACGCATAGGAACTAAGGTACCGTCATCGGGCATGTAGAAGTTAGGCCATGTTGGATCCTGGCCTGCGCCAAGGTCGTCGAGCTTCCTTTTGACCAAGGAGAATCTACGTGTCCCTACAATACGTCTCTGCCTAACGGGTTCTTGTCTATCGAACCAATTCCCAAAAACGACAGGATCTTCAATCGGTCCATCGACACTAGCAACAACAGCCGGCTCAGTGCCGCCATCGAACACACCAGGAATATCTGCAACTACGGGTTGATCATCGCACCTACAATTGGGTTCGTCAGGAACCATTGGACGATTGTCCGCATGGCCCTTTGCGCCTTCTGGCAGTTCCCCTCTTGCATTGGGGTATGCGTAGAAGTCCCCATGACGAGCTGCGTGATGCGTCCGGGTACGTTCATCAAAGGTAGCTACGAGTCTCCACCCTGACATTACGTCCCGGAACTGTTCCATCTGTTCACGTTTCGCCATGTGCGAAACCCGCAGTGCCTCAGTCCTAGCAATCCTTTCGGCAGCAGCCTTATCCCTATTGACGAACGGTGCAATCTGTTTGGCGATCTGTCTCGGGTTCTTTCCTGCAGCAATCCCCGAGGCAATGTTATCAGCTACGGCCTTATGGTTCTGAGTTTGCCCAGACAGCTTCGTAATGCGTTGCTTCCAATTCAACCCATCCTTGGCACTTGGAGGTGGGGCGAAGATCAGCTGATCCGCCTTCGCTCTCGGCATGGGCTTGTACAGTTCTCGAGCAGCCTTAGGATTCGTCGACTGACTGAAGTCGACTGCCTCCATTTGTTCTCGATACCTCAAGTACTCCCAATACTGCCATGGAAGCACATCCATCATTGCGTCAAAGGTATCTTCGTACGACCACCGATTGGTCTTCTTGAATTCTTTGTACAGCAGTGCGTCAACCGCTTTCCATAGCTTTGCATAACGCTTTTGGATTGCGAGTTGGTACCAAACGTAGTCCTTGCCCGAATCAACAAACAGAGGAAATAGATCCAGCCACCATTTGGTGAATAGCCGTTCGACCTTACGGCCGATGTCGTCACGCCTTTCCAGTGCCAGCACCATGTGCTGGGTGAAACGAGCATGAACCATTTCCTGGTGTCTACGCTTCAGCACTAGTCCTCGGTCGTCTCCTCTTCTGCGTCGTCTTCACCTTCGCCAGGTAGAGGAAGTGGGTTTCTCAGCATCCCCAGTTCCGCCTCTTCGTCCAATCGAATCTGTTCCTCGTCGAAGTCGTAACCCTTCTTCTCGGCCCACGTACGAGCAGACACAACACCGTTCGTATGTTCGATCTGCATTGTCTCTGCTTCCGCCTTTTCGTCCCTTACAGTCAAGGACGGGGACGTAACGTCGATGTCAAGGGTAAGTGCTTCCTCCGAAAGCAGGCCGAATGTAACTGCGTCTTCAACCGCCATCCAGACCAAACCGAGAAGAGGATCCTGGAAAAACTTCTGACGACGTTGAAAGTTCTTTACCGCAGGTCCTTCGGCAACCATCGTCGATGCGTAGTTGGCGTTGCTAGCATCCGACGTGAACATGAACTCTGGCATCACTAAGCGGGCAGCAATGGCCCTGAGTTCTGCCTGCAGGATCATGACGAACTTATCAGCCGCAATCCCCGCAATGGGCATTGTATACGTCATGCCCTTGGGGACGTCGACGATTGATCCTGGGGTGATTCGTTTGTGGTACGAAGTCTTGGCCGTTGATTGATTCGTGATGTCGAAGTCTGATTGTTCGTCTCGGAAAGTCTGAACCTGGTCCTTACTGAAACCCTCGTGCTGTCTGATCAAAGCGATCGCAGCCTGGATCTGTGCAACTACAGACATGTTCCGAAGCAACTTCTCGGCTCGGGAGAAGTTCTTCTGTACTGGGTAGTACGTGGGAACACCTCTCTTCGTACCCGAAGTCACATTGGCCTTGATGTGAATTACGTCAGCGGCATCAATGAATTCTTCATTGACCCAGTAACCGAGTACTGTCTCGGTATCTTCCGGATCCGTCTGAATGCCCCAAGAACTGGCTTTCTCTCCTCGCCTCTTCTGGGGCTGCCTCACGGTTTCCGGTTCGATGAAACGTACCAGCGGAACAGGGATTTCGCTCATGCCCTGTTTGAAGATGCGGAGGAATACTTCCCCATCACGATCCGCTCGGTACACGATTTCCTGTTCCCGTTCGGACCACTTGTTGGCGTCAATGAATGCGTCGACGATTACTTGAACAGAGGCAATGAATTCGTCGGAGTGGCTCGAGTCCTTTGGGGCCGTAACCCGATACTGCAAACCAGTGCCAACGATGTACGAGATGCGATTGTCGAAACCGTTGATTGCCCATTCATTCGTCTCGGACAATTGCCGACTTTTGACTCGAGCAGCATCCAGCTCTTCCTCGGTCGTCAGTCTTCGAGACCCGAAGGCAGTGCCCTCGTAGCCCACAGGTGACCACATCTCGTCACCCTCCATGTAGGCTTCACGAGGGTCGACGTACTGGTCGTAGTAGAAGCTGGATGCCTCGAGGAGCTTGCTCCGTGCCTCGATCAATTGAGTCTGCAAAGCCTCCTGAGCCTTTTCAACTTTGGACTTAAGAAACCACACTATGGCTCCTCCGGAATTCCTCGACCACTCGGCGTACCCCGTCTTCGAGGGATATCTGGGGACTGAAGCCGAGTAGCTCCTGAAGTTCCAGATCCGGGGTCTTGTGTGGAGTCATTCTGATGGGGAGCGTAATCTCATCGAAGATGGGTTCACGTTCCGCAACTCGTCCGATCAAACGGACGAGTTCCAGCATTGTCTGTTTATTCGGATTCCCGACGTTAACAGTATCGGGCAATGTCACATGACGAATCAAAGATGCCATGAACAGGACAGCATCGTCCATGTGCATCCAAGACCTTGACGTATCTGTATGAAGCTGGAAACCATGCCCCAAGCAAATGTCCCGAACGAACCGAATCATTGCTGACCTGTTGTCTTGTGCAGCCTCGTCTTCGTGATAGAACATGAACGGGCGTAGGATGCAATAGTCCTCTGCCCAATAACGAACAGCGTGCTCCCCTAACAGTTTCGTTTTCCCATACCAGTTGTTGGGTTCGCAAGGTCCGTTCTCGGACATCTTGTTCTCAACAGGACCGTATACTTCACTTGTTGAAATATGAATGAGTCTCGATCCATGCCGTCTGCACAGGGTGGCTACATTCAGAGCACCTGTGACATTCGCCGCCAACGCTTGGGCAGGCGCACGTTCACAGGTCACTCGAGAAACCATCCCCGCAAGATTGTAGACGACTGTGGGTTCGAAGTCGTCGAACATCCTGCCAAGGTCCAAAGCGTCCCGAACATCGACTGCGTAGAAGTTGCCTCGATGGTCAGGACGAAGATCGCCCTCGAACACTTCGGCTCCAGGAACCAGCTCCTTCAACGCAGGAACTAGGTGCCTTCCGATATGCCCCAAAGAACCCAGTACGAGAATTCTCATCATGTCCTCGAATGCTTGATGTGAGCTGCGACAGCTTTGCCAAGACCGAGAATCCTGACACTAGGTGTCTGAATCATCTTCTCGGCGAAAGCTGCGTCCGCACCCCTATCGTGAGTATTGTCCATTTTGGTGTCGTAGCCACCTAGGGCTTCCCATAGGTCCTTGCGGATCGCACCACAGAAGAAGAATGGAAGAGGCCTTTCGTGTCCAGTGTATACTGGCCAACCTTCACACTTGGGCAACTCGTGCTGCAACGTCTTAGCTGTTTCCTTGCCCCAGTCCTCGCCATGATACTTCTGAACCAACACATCCCTTTGCCAACCGGCGGCATTGACAAGGAAGCGAACTTCCTCAAAGGACATGTTCAAGACTCGGGCGAATACTATGTCAGCTTCGTCTCGATCAATTGGCCCAATCAATTGTCCAACTAGATCCCTTGAAAGGTGAGCAACCTCAGGGCTCTGTTGTATGATAACCGTTGACCAAGGAAGCGCCATGCACGTGTTGAAGGCTCGAAGAGGATACCTACTGTATCCTGTATCGGAGAAGTGAGTTGCTCGAATCAATGGGCTTGACTGTTGCTGCTTTCTGATCCATTGTTCGGATCCGTCATCTGAACCGTCGTTGACGATACAGATTTCATTGACGCCACCCTCAAGCCAGGATGGGAAAGCTACCTCAGCTTCCTTGAGTCGATTCCTCCAAGGCATAGCTATTGCTACTGTCATTCGTACCCAAACAGTCTGAAGTCAGGAAGTGCCCAATCCCGAATAAGCTGACGAGCCCATTCATCCACTTCGGGCTTCTTTTCCATTCCTTTGTTTACGTGAGGGAAGTCGTGGATACTTCCTACGAAAGGCAACCGCAGATACGAGTCTGGAGTCTCCTCGAAGTGGAAGATGTGAAGACTCGATCCCAGCCCATGAAGGAATTCATGTTGAGGTAGAAACATGACTCGATTGGGATCGTTGTACAAGGGCAGTTCCTCAACAAGCCACTGGAGGAACTCGTGCCAAGGCAACTTGGGCAGATTCGGATATTTGTCCTTGTGCTGTTTCATTGCCCATGAATACAATGACTGAGCTCTTGTATACGGGTTCCTTACAGTTGTGAAAAGGTAGAAACCCTCTTCTTTCAAGTGCTCAGTGTCTTCAGGTAGACCGTGATAAGCCCCTTTACTGACTCCACCAAAGTTTGGTCTCTTCAACCAGTTACAAGTCGAGAGACTCCCTGTGCGTGGAGTAGCAATGTACACGAATCTACAGTGATTGGAAACGATCATATCTGGACAGTTCCTTCAGCCATGTCTTCAATCGAATACACGGTACGTAGGTGTTCCTCAGCCATCAGCTCCAGGATTGTTACCCTGTGACGTACGATCACAACGGGAATCGAGTGCTTCCCTATACAAAGAGTTGCCCCTTGGGGACATGGCATTGTAGGAATACGTTTCAGCAAACGAACGTTGAGCGTACCTCGTTCTATTCGTTGCCACTTCATCTGGGTACGTAGATTCTCGAGGACGCCCTCGCCCCAGCTAGAATCCTGGACGACTGAGGCTTTTCCCGATCCGGGAATGACTCTACACTTCATCTCCACAACAGCACCGTTTCTCGCCCACCTGTGTGTAGAGCTGGGCCTCGGTACTCCCAATTGAACCGTGACATCGCTTCTTCGATTACGTCCCGAGACCACGCTGATTCGATACCCAAACGTTTGATGACGTAATCATCAGCTGTGAAAGGGCCTTCGAACAGGATCCTGCCACCTGGGGCTAAGATCTGATCGAGCCAATTGAACCAGTGATCGTGATCCGGTATTAGCTTGTACAGGTGGTGGTAAACTGACCACATGTATATGACATCGAAATAAGATTCAATGTCATCTAGAGCCGTATGGAAATTGACTCGACTCATCCATTCGTGACCTAGATCGTCTCGTACCGTATCTCGAAAGGTCATTGCCCAGGCAAGTCGGATCGAGTCTACGTCAACCCCCAGAACATTGGAGGCTCCACGCTCTGCCGCCAGGAAACTGAAGAAGCCCAGGTTACATCCGATATCCAGTACGTCCATGCCAACGCAGTCATCGAGCAAATCGCCCCAAGACTCCATCTTCTTGGAAACCTTGACACCAGGAGTCAACCCAACGTCATCGCAGCCGAATTGCTGATACTTGTATCCTGTACCTAGCTGCAACTTCACCAGTTCGTTTACTGTTGTCATGACTTCATTCGTACCCGTTCAATGTCACAACAGTGCTTGTTCTTCTTCTTGCTCCCGCAAGGACATGGATCGTTACGTCCAACCTTTTTCACCTTGCCCTTACGTAACAAGTCGTCGGGGGTTTGGGCAGTTGCCAAGGACCGTAGAAATTGCTGCCTACGTTGAATCATTTCCTCGGACATATATGTACTATCCATGTGCCCGCTCCTTCGCCTTTACTTTGCGACTTGCCTGGAAGTGTTCGATGATAGGATCCATTGAGACTAAGTCATTTCTTGTTGCAATTCGATCCGTATCATAAATGAAACAGTATTCTCGAGGTAGTTGAACAACCTTCAGATCGTTCCTACGTCGCAATACTGTTTGGAATGTGTGCTGATCCCACTTGTTCCGAAACTTCCCTTGTTCCGTGATCCATTGTTCAACCATGAACCGAACACCAGGAGTGTTTCGAAGAAAGACAGTACCTGTCTGAGCTTGCCCACCTCGGGAATGATAACCTACGTCTCCAATGAAATCCTCTAGACCTACGGGGAATCGACGAATGATAGCATCTGCATCCACCCACAAGATGTCTTGATCCGGGAATTGTTTCATCGCAGTCAGAAGTACAGATGGCTTCTGTCCGCAGTTCCTTACCCAGTTTCCCAAATCGGGGCGATCATCCATCCACACCTGAATACCCAAACGCTCAGCTGACGCAGCCATGCGTTCAGCCTTTTCCCTGTAGTAGGCATTGGTGAAGTATGAGACAACGACAAAATCTCCAACTGGGGCTGGAGCCATTGTACCGGCTCTTCGTGGCCAGGACACTACAAGAGGAAACCCCTTGATACTTGAGGTCACCGACGCATTCAATACCCGCCCTTCGGGGATGAGATGTTTGGCGGCGAACTCGAAGTTGTGTCGGAACTGAATCCATGGACGAACGTTGTTAACCGGATACCCGTCATGCCACCATTGCTGTTTCTGTTCCTTTGTTGGGTTAAGATCGAATCCCAACAAGTACACAGGATTGGCCCCAAGCAATAGAGCAAGGTTCATTGCACCGTAACCAGAATTGGCTCCACTACCCAATCCTTGTTTCAGGTCATCAGTAATCACCTGTTCTCCGGCAACGGAGACTTCAATAATCCTATCGTGAAGCACTTCCGGGACTCTGGCAGCACTACCCCTATGATGCACCAGATAACCTTCAAAGGCCTTTGCTTGTTCCACGAACCATGAATAGAAACGAGTATCCATGGAAAAGAGTACATCAGCCCAAGGCACGGTTTCACATGCCCTATTCACCGCAATGCAGTTTTCGCCCCTAAGCAGTTCCCAGTCAAAACCAATAAGCGAAGGACCACCTCCAATGACGAAGGCTCGCTTACCAACCCAATCTGGTTTTAGACTAAGTACTTGTTCCATATCTACTACGGCCTCAACAAACGTTCAACGAGTCGTACGGTATCCTGTGCTTCCCTAACACCTACTGTTACACCGCCACAAACAATGGCTTCATAACATTTCTGGTGCAAGTCGGTAAACCCATTACTGAAGTCTATGACTTTGGAGCCTCCAGGCCCCTGAAGGCTAAGTTCCCGTTGTACAGTGCCTTCGTCCTGAACAGCCAATACCCATTCAACCTCAGCAGTGGCGAAAGTCAAAACCCCTCGGGCGAAATCAGGCCTGGTATGTTCACAGCCCGCATCTACGATTGGACCGAACAACCAAGTCAAGAGATCGAACAGGTGAATCCCGATGTTGAATAGAATCCCACCAGACTGGAAATCGATTCCCTTCCACGACTTCCAATACCAATCGCCCCGAATCGCAGTGTACCGTAACTTGACTTGATACGGCCCATTTCCCAATTCGGCTCGTAAGGCTATTGCTTCGGGGTGATGTCTCAATTGGAGAATGGTATGTACGGGAACATCACCTTCGCACAGGGGGGTGATTTGAGAGGAATTCAGGGAAAGAGGCTTCTCACAAATCACTCCCCGCAAGGCTAGTCGTTGCCCCAGCAAGCAGTGGGCAACGTGAAGATAGTTAGGTGTACAGATAACAAGGTAGTCGAATTGAACGTTGACTAGTTCTTCAATCGTCTGGAAGTATCGACACCTGGGGAAGATTCGATCTAGATAGCCTACAGTCGTAGCTGGATCAACTGCAGCTACTAAGTCACCACCAATGGCATGAATTGTTTCAACATGCCTTGGGGCAATATAGCCTGCGGCACCGACTATGGCGAAAGTTGGGATCATTGAATCCTAGTGTTTGTCGGTATGCTCGTAGAAGTTGAGAGTGAGACTACCTTCATTGTTGTCGACGTACGAAGTCAGTCGAATCAGGTACTTCGTTCCCGCCTTGAGAACGAATTCGTGCCGATCGCCACTTGCTCCGGCTTTGGCGACTGCTTCGGTATCCATGAGAACATCGGGTTCTGCCTTCGTCACAGTCACCGCATTCTTGGCTGTGATTGTGGCCAAAGTAGCGACCTTGCTTCGATTCCGGTTGACTGCAACCTGAGCAACGCCACCGGAAACACTGTAGTGATCCGTATCGCCATCGTCTTCGAACAGTTCCCAGAAAGCCGGAACATTGGCTTCACCGGAAATGGAAAGATGCCCCAACTTCGTACCTGCCGGCGTCACCAATTCGAAAGTCAATGGCGCAGCAATGTCGAGGGCATTGAGTGCGGATCGCTGACTCAAGACGAAACTGGATCCTGCATGGATCTCGTGATGAGCGTAGTCGATTGTCTGGAGCGAATTGGTTGAACCATCGATCCGGACTTCGTCAATGTCGTTTTCATTGGAAGAGGAGAAACGCCCCCTCAGTAGGGTCCATAGACTCATTACGATTCCTCCTGTTTCGGGGATTCGCCTAGAAATACCTGGCGGAAGTGTTCTTCGTCTGGAGCCTCCAAAAACACTTCCGCAAACCATTTCCAATCAGCCCGAACATGTCTTGAGATGAGTTTGGCTGTACCGGCATCGACTCCACGGGCTAGAAGGCGATAATACAAACCACCCCACCAGCTCCATTTCGGCCGACGTTGGAAAGCGGGTACAGCCATGACCTCAGCTCCTTAGAGCTCTTTGTCTCTTCCCGATTGGGGAAGTTTAACGGTGAATCAATTGTACGGACCGCTACGAGCACCGACGGCTCGCCGTTTCCGATTCAATCTCCAACGCAAGTTGAATGAATCAACGAATAGGCGGTATGGGTTCGTTAATCGAAGGAGTCCTGTTTTGCCCCGTGGTACCAGCCGTGTCGACAGTCGAACTGCCATGACCAGCGCCCTCGGGGCGGATCTGAATGTAGACTCCGAAGGCCCCTTTCGCTTCCGACATGAACTCCGCTTTCTCGGCCGTGATCCATTTGATGGCGTCGAGAAGTGCAGTTGTGTCGGATCCGGGCTTTTCCATCGCCAGCTCGAGTCTCGCGATACTGGCGTCATACGCCAAAAGAGACTGGGCAATCGCCTTTACTGCTTCCGACGATTTCGGCGCACCATCGGTATCGATGTTGTAAACCGTGCCCTCGCTCTTGATGACGTAGGTTGCACCGGCCTGATCACGAGCCGTCTGGGCGCCGACCGTATTGGTGCCCGTTTGGGGATCGGTCCTGGCTCCGGTGCCTGCACCAGTTCCGCAACCCAAACAAACAACGAGCACCCCGATCAACAGGATGAACATGATTCCCCCGGAACGAATCAAAGGCCACATTCGATACACCTCCTTTTCCGAACCTATTCAGTTGCCTTCTTCACAAGTTTGCTGAGGGCAACTTCGGTCCCCTGCTGTATGTTGATTGTCTTGATTCGCTTCTTCAGAACCCTTGAATCATTCGGTTCCATGTGCTCGATCTGAAGAACAATGGATTCAATGATCTTGCCGTATTTCGCCTTCCCCAGGTGCTTGAGGATTGCGGCGGCAATTCCCAGGATGGTAGTGATTACCGCCCAGTTCTCATTGATCCATTCCATCTTAGGTTCCCTTGGCCACAATGGCCTTGAGTAGATCCTTCATTTCCCGAAGTAGCTCTTCTTCCCGGTCTTCATGTGCTGACAATTGATCATACATCTTTTCCAGAAGACGCGTTTGTGCCCCGGCAAGGTCGGATTGCTTTTCTATGACCTTTAACAATCGACGAGGGAAATACGTCAACGGAGTTCCTTCACCATCAGTTCGTGTTACCACGTTCCTGATCGCTTTCAGAAGTTCACGATCCTGTATCGTGAAACTTCCCCCACTTCTGGACGGAGCGAATCGCTCGACTAGTTTGAAAGCGGCGAACACCACCGCTACAATGGAACCTGCTATGACTGCTCCCAGTTCGTTCAACGAGGATGCTCCTATGATACACGAATACGGTCCCCTAGGGGATCCTGTGTTCCTGAATTGAACATCTGGATAGCGATCCTTAGGGCCATTTCCAATGCATCCGGCCCATCGTCATGATCTCCGTTTGGAAAGTCCATGAGTTGATGCACTAACATCATGGTTCCGGGGGTTCTCCGGAAACGCATGTTTTTCCGAGCCAAGTACGGACCCAGTCGTCGGATGCGTACTTGCTTGTTTGTCGTATTGAGAATGGGTGATATTGGAAGCATGATCCCACGTCTTTTCGACTCTTCTGCGAAGTCGTTGACTAGGAGCTCTTGAAAGGCGTTTGACTCAACTCCAAACATATCTGGCTGAAACAGGGATCCTAGCTCTACCCCGTGGGCAACAATCTCATCCGTCGTCCTACGGGCCATGTCACATTCAATCCACAGGATCCCGTCTTTGTCTCTTGCCAATTTGACGAAGGCACAGTAGTCTCCGAACTTTGCATCCTTCCCCTTTGAAGGATCGCAGCTCATTGTCTTGACTGTGAAAGTGTTCCCATTCATTGAATGGGGCCATTCGTCAAACCAGATATGATCCCCGAAGTGAGACGCTGGCCACTCGCAGTTCTCGGGGTTGATTGGATTTCCCTGTTTCTCAGCTTCGAAGGCCGCATGCCCTTCGGCCCTAAGACACATCAGCATATACAAGTCTTCTTCCGCTGGCCAAAGGACTTGGGCATCTATCTCCATCTTCTCCTTATGGGAGCGGAAGAAGGCAAGGGCCCTTTCTTCCCGTCCTTTGGCATTAGGAGAACAATACAGCTCCTCCCATTCAGCCCACAAGTCCATATGCCTCGGCCATGAGACAACTGACTTGTAAAGCCAATTCTGCCAACCTGGGGCTTCTCTCGTTCTGAGAACCATACAGTCTCGATGCAGAGCGGTTCCCGCCATGAGAAAATTGGTGCGTTTGTTTCCCGCCTTGAGAACGGCTCTATTCAGCCACTCCCAGTCTTTATCCCTTTGGGACGGGGAAAGGACATTTTCATCATTCTGGGGATCGTCGAGTACTATGCAGCTAGGCCTCGTAGTACCGGATCTACGGCCCCTGATCTTCTTTCCCGTTCCGAGAGCTTCGATCCGAACACCATTGCGAAGCTCGATCACCCCGCTTCTCCATACGGGACCTTTACCAAAGACGTGGGGATAAGCCTTCTCGATCCGGGAGTTGGTCTCGAGCTCTTCCTTCAATGCATCCAATTGAAGGTTAGCTTGGTCACCGGTATCTGAAATGAGGATGATGTAAGGTTCCCAACCTTCCAATGCTGCCCGCAACGGATAGCAAAGGCTCATCCAAGTCGACTTCGCATTACCCCGAGGGGCGGTGATTGAGTACTTAACACCCCGTTTACGATTCAACATCCCTAGTAGACTCGCTAGGGACTTATGCATTCGACTTGATTCACTGGTTAAGTAATGGGGCAAGAATGCTTGCATCCATGGAAACAGATCGAGCCCAGTAGCCTCCGTAACCGTCTTTAGGAGGCCTGTGCCGATTCCGCCAAGGAGCTTGTTTCCGTAGTTTGCGATTCGACACCCGTTGATACAGCAACCAGGTTTAAGATTCGATGTCCAATGCGTTCACGCTGATCGGGGTCCTGAACCTCGTCAACGATTACGGCAATGATACTCTGAATTGTCTGCTTTACTTCGGTATGAGTAACCCGCAGTTCTGAGGGCTTATCGAGACCCAGCAGTTTACTGCGTCTTTCCATTAGTCTGAGTACATGAGCATAAACCCGCACTACGGCATCTAACTTCTTGATTGGGTCAATATTGCGGGTTTCGTCGAGTTCAATCAAACGGGCCCTTAGATCGGCCTCGTCCTTATCAATACATGTTGATTGATGCTGAACGAATAGATCAAAGCAGCCGACTCGAGTTTCTTTCCATTCCTCCGATATGCGGTCTAGATCCCCTCTAACCGATGCCGTTGAAACGTTTAAGAGCTCTGCGATCTTGTTTCTCGTCCAGCCCTTTAACACCAGTTCAGCCACCTTGGCGGAACGCAGCCTTAACTGGACCTGTTTCAAGATGCGGAAGTTAGGCTTCTCTCCAATATGCGGCATCTCACGATACCCATGCTTTACCAAGTACTGAGTGATACCATTTGGTTGCGATAGTATCCCTACAGTATCTTCTGCCGAAACTTCTGGCCTATGGTGCTTGGGAGGACGCCCGTTCACTTGACTGAACCCAGCCATCGCTTAGTCCTCGAGTAGTAGAACTGTCCTATCTCAACTACTATTATATCATAACCATCGGCAGAAAGCAAGGATTAATTAAGAAAACCTTTTCATATGGCTGCATCAGTTCGAGCATCCCTAGGGGCCTATCTATGGCTCCAGCACAGGGGGGAGATGCTAGCATTTGGCCACTCGGTAAACCGACAAATGCTAGCATTTCCGTTCCAATCTGCCGATGGCTACCCAAACGCCCCACCGCTCTAGAAGCCCTCACAACGGCCAGTAGACGCTGTCTAACGCGCACCTGTTTCCTGGAGGCTCCACAGAGCTCCAAACCAGACCGCGTTCCACACGGATATGAGCCTAAAACCCATAAAACACAGGGTTATCTAGGTAAACCATGCGCCCAATAGCTAATTCCCTCATAAACCGACCAAATGCTAGCATCGAACAGGCCCTTCGACCACCACAAATGGCTTGACTATTGCGCACCCCCTCTCTAACCGCGCTCAACGCACTCTAGACGTCATATACGCACCGGTTGTTTTTTGGAGCCTCCACAGCGCGACCAGCACAGGGAGAGCACAATCCAGTCTTAAACTGTCTGCGTTTTATGGGATTAGTCGCCCCCCCAGGAGAGCCGTGAATCTGTATTTCTTTAGAGATGATTTTAGACAATTTATTGATATAAGATAGCTCAACGAGCGCCTCTCCGGGGGGGTTGACTATTGTGGTAGTTAAACATAAAGCACCCAAGAGTGTAATGATAGTCGAAGGTTTCCCTTATTTTCTCCTTGATGTCTCATGCTGAATCAGTTATAATAGATCATCACGATAGGAGAAGACATGTACGTTCGACCTAACTTCCAGTCAAAGTCAGCACTCAAAGCAGCCCTAGTAAGGGGAGAAAGAATCATCGCCTTTCAACCCAATTCGCTTTTCCCCTCAGCCAATACGACCGATGGAGAAGTCTCTATCGAAGGGCCTCACTCACCCGAGCCACATACCTGGTATGCGAGAGCACGCCTACTCAATGGCATAGTCGAGGAAGTGATCTAATCAATGTACACGATTCCTACTGACTTCCTCAGGGAAATATTCCCTCCCTCACTAGAGGGTATTGTTCGCATCGCAATAGCAACACCATCTCCAGAAGGATTCAGACCGAAACATGGATCCTTTCCAATCGCAGCTTTGCACAGGGGTGAGGATATCGAGTTCGACATTGAAGTCGATAGACTACACAACTTCTTCTTCACACCACATCCTTACCAGGAAGCTGGCGACTGGCGTAAGGATAACGCAGCCCTCATGACTCAATGCCTGTACATGGACTGCGACGACGAAGACATATCTCCAGCCGGCTTCAAACCACCCCCTTCAATAGTAGTTGAAACATCCAAGAAGAAACACCATTGTTATTGGCTCCTCGAGGAACCAATAGAGACAACAGAAGCTGAAAGGCTAAACAAAGCCCTCGCCTATCACTACTTGTCTGTTGACCGAGGCGGTTGGGATCGAAGCCAACTCCTTCGCATCCCTGGATTCAGCAACACCAAGTACGATCCCGTCCAAAGTGTCAAGGTCGTTGACGTAGCTTCACCAATGACTCGATACACCCCTGACGATTTCATCGATATTCCCCAGGCACCTGCTGACATGGCTGCACAAGAACTTCCCACTCCTGATGAGGATACTCTACCCAAGCGGAGGAACCTAAAGGATAAGTTCTCCGAACAGTGGCCAAAGAAGCTAGACGATGTCCTTGATAGAAGGTCAAAGGACCGTTCAGGGTCTCTTTGGTATCTATACAATCAATGCTTCCGAATGGGGATGACGAGAGACGAAGTCTTTGCACTTGCTCTCGAGTCGGTGAACAATAAGTTTACCATTCGTCGATACAATCAGTCTCTTGACTTGTGGCATGATTGTGGTAGAGCCCATTCGCAGCACCAATTGCCCGAGGACGAGAGACCAATCCTTCGACGCATTGACGACTTACGCAAGACCAAGATGCCTCATCAACAACGGACTGAACTCCTAGCTGACATGTTGTTTAAGGACATGGAAGTTAGGGGTAGATTCTACTACATCGACGATGAGATCATGTCCGCATTCCATTACAACAAGAGACTTTACGACCTTTCCAAAGGCAAAGTCGAAACAGGTCACCTTTTGTACCTACTTTATGGGTTGAATGCTACGACAGGAGAATACAATTACCTGCGACAGCACTTCCAAGCCCGGGCTTGTCATGAAGGAACGAAAGTAACCCTAAGAACATTAGCCCATTTCAATGTTGAATCAGGGACACTATACATCTCTGATCACAACGACCAATACCACAGGACTAATGGTATTGAACAAGACATTCAAGTCAATGGGTTAGATGGTGTCTACTTCTTGACACCAAAGTCATCGAGACCTTACACCCCAATTCGATACAACTACACAGGGACCGAAGAAGGATTCAGTCTGCTGGATGAATTGATCTTCACCAAGTGTAAGTTCAATGCTCACCTATTGAATCCGGACGATGCTCAATTCCTGGTACGAGTTTGGTTCTACTCATTGTTCTTTGCCGACCTGCTCGAGACCAAACCCATGCTCATTCTTGAAGGGGATAAAGGATCCGGGAAGACGACTCTGTTCAAGTCAATGGCTTGGTTACTCTATGGCCCTTCGGGATCCGTTTCGGATGTACCCTTTGAAGAGGCTCAGTTCAAGGAGATGTGTCGTAACCAAAGCCACCTCTTTTTGGATGGGATTGATAACTCTCTGAGATGGTTACCGAATGCCTTGTCGACAATTGCAACTGGTGTTAGGGAGAGAAGACGTATCCTTTACACCAACAATGACATGGCTGAGTACCGACTCCAATGCTCGTTTGGAATCACTACCATGTCTGCTCAGTTCATGAGGGATGATATTGCTGACAGAGCAATCATTCTAGCCACTCGGGCTCGGGAAACATTCAAACCTGAGGGTGCATTGAAGGCTGAGATCCTACACCATAGAAATCAACTATGGCATGAGATCATTTGGGATCTGCACAAGGTGGTTAAGCTGTTGAGGGAAGAAGAGGAAGTCGAAGAACAGCTACGCATGGCTGATTTCGCTCCACTCCTCATCGCAGCCTGCAGGCACCATAACCGAAACCCGAAACACTTGATTCGATTCATGAAGAAGGCTCAGACTCAAGCTGTCCTTGAACGGGATGTGTTCATGCAAGCACTCCTGAACTGGTTGAGTATGGAAAAGAACCTAGGGCTTCGAATCAAACCATCCGAACTGTACAGGAAACTAGCCATCCTATCCGATGACCCTGAGTTCACAAAGGTCATCTCGTCTTCAATCAAACTAGGGCAGAAGCTTCAGGAAGTTGTACCTGTTCTAGCTGCCCAAGGGTACGAACTACGTTTCAGACAACCGCATCACGGTGGCGGTAGGCTCTATGTCTTCTTCCGGATTGACGACGAAGGTGGTGACTGATGGGACAATTAACACATCACCCCAATATGAATAGGGCATTGATGGATGCAATGGTTGTTTATGCAAACAGACAAGGACCACCTCCAGAGTTCTATGGTAAGGATGGTCTCAAGAAGGGTGATATCCTCGCAGACTGGTGGACTGAAAAGGAGATGTTCCTGGTCCTTGATGAGATTGCTACGGTCAATTGGTACGAAGGCCCCGAGTGGGTTTATCGTCCACTTGATTCCATGGGAGATCGTTTCAATCGAGACACTGTACTGGCAAAGATGAATGGAATCACTCTTGGCTGTGTCCTCGACACACCCGAGATGCACCAGATGCTTCAACGATGGGGTTATGAAATCGTAGTTGAACACGTCATGTGTGCGAATCGAGGTTCACCCTTCAAGTTCAGAATCATTGTCTTTGACGTCGTACTGTGTAGGGAGAGATCAATCGATGAAGTCATTGGACTATAGTAGTTCAGTCGTCTTGCTCTCAGGGGGTTTGGATTCAACTTGTGCCCTCATCCAAACAAAACTAGACTTCACTGGTGCAGTCTATGCTCTCTCGATCCAGTACGGTCAGAGACATGTCAATGAAGTGGCCAAGGCTATTGAAATAGCCCAAGCCCTTATGATTCCAATCAAAGTCCTGGACCTAACACAACTCGGAGGACTTCTTGCGGGAAGCGCTTTACTCTCCCCCTGTGCAGAGATCCCGAAGGGTCATTACAAAGACCTGACAATGAAGGCAACGGTTGTACCCAATCGCAACATGATCCTTCTGGCCCTGGCTGGCGGCTATGCGATCGCACAAGGTGTGGGCAATGTAGTCATCGCAGCCCATGCAGGTGACCATGCAATCTATCCTGACTGTCGTCAGGAGTTCCTGGACGCAATGAATCGAGCCCTTGGGGTTTGCCATTACGAACCAGTCATGATTCAACGTCCATTCGTTCAGCTGTCCAAGGCTGAGTTGTTGAGTCAAACGATTACCAATAGCTGGGCCAATTTGGGTTTCAGATCCGAACAAGCCATGGCTAGTTTCCTAGGTGTCCACACATGGTCTTGTTACGAAGGTAAAGAATTCCATTGTGGTAGGTGTGGAACGTGTGTCGAGAGAAAAGAAGCATTCGCCGAGTCAAGTTACATTGACACAACCGTCTACTTGGAGTCAACATCATGACGAAGACAGGAGTGTTCGCAACGGAAGAAGAAGTGGAGTCATTGAAGAAGTCAATGCAGACTCCACTCATCATGCTCCAGTGTGGAATGCCGAAGTCCCCTCAGAAAAGGTGCCACGAGTTGGCTCTTGTCCACGGGCTTCCGGAGATCACTGGCATGTACGGACTCGATCTCAAGTCGAGGGAATTCGTTACCGTTTAGGTACCCAATGGCAAATAGAATATGTTGGCGTTGTTGTGGTACGGGTTATTTGAATCCGAACACCAAAAGTCCCTGGTGGGTTTGGGTGATCATTGTCCTCAGTGGTCTTAGTGCTACTGGTTTGGTATGGCTATGCCATTGAATGTTATAGTCAAGATACAGATTCCAATCAAACCTGGTGTTGCTTTCGGTACAGGGTATGGCGAAGGGCCTCTACTTGTATACGGGCCTCCGGGGTCTGGTATTGGTCCTGTATTCATTCATCCAGACGATCAACCTTCGACTCATCAAGTAATCATTGACGCAATGGAAGGGAAGGTTAAAGCATTCTTCCCTGCCCAGTTGGCGGAGGATGGTATGTTAAATATCATCACTGACTTAGGAGCCATTGAAGACCGTGGGTGGTAACATGAAACGATTTCATTTGAAGTTGAGAGCAACTCAAGGGCCCAATCGCATTAGTGTTACGTTCTTCCTGGGCTTCGAAGAGTTCACTCTACATAACGCAGGAGTAATCCAGCTCCGTGTGGCTGAGTTCAATTTGATCACCGCCACCTTCTTCCTGACAAATGACATTGTCACCGATTACCTTCGAGTTAGTCTTGAAAGGGATTGGGATTGATTACTCTTGATCCATATCAGGATGAGGCTGTCGAGATCCTTAAGTCTAAACGTCGGCACATCCTAGGGGACGATTACGGTGTAGGAAAATCGTACCCTGCCATTGAGGCTGCTTGGCAAGTAGCCGGAGCTGGGCCCAAGTTGATTGTTTGCCCAGCGTACCTGATTAAGAATTGGATCAGGTACATTCGAGAGATGTATCAGGATCCAAACGAGCCCACGATCTATGTTGCTCAAGGGGCTCAGTATGAAAAGCAGGCAGCTGTCAATGCTGAAGACGTTGACTGGTTGATTGTTTCCTATGCCATCTTGGCCTATGCATTGGCCCCGAGTAAAGGTTACACTCAACTACTTCGTCGGAGATGGCATTGTGTTATCTGTGACGAAGCTCATCGTCTTAGGGGTCGAGGAACAAAAGCAACCAAGGCTGCGTACAAGTTGAACACACCGTATCTATTTCTCCTGACAGCTGATCCAATTGTCAAAGATGCTGGTGACACGTTTCCTTTACTCCGACTTTGCAACCCGAAAGAGTTCACATCCTATTGGAGGTTCGTAGGTCACCACTGTAGAATACATAGGACACCTTGGGCCAATAAGGTTGGTGACCTATTCGATCCTAAAGGGTTCAATAAGATGTTGTCTCGACACATGCTTCGAAGGTTACCTCATGAGGTAGGGTTAGAATTCCCACCCGAGATGCCGACAACGATCACTGTCGAGATGCCACCTTCAATCAGGAAGACGTATCGGGATGCAAAAGAGAACTGGCGAGTTGAACATGACGACTTGCCCAAGGCAATCTATGTCAAGAACGGTGGAGCCCTAATACATCACCTTCGGGGCTTAACAGGAACACCTCCTGGGAATAAAAACCCGAAGCTTGATGCCCTGAAAGGGATCCTAACCGACCGAACGACAAGGCATGTCGCAGTGTATTGTTGGTACAAGGAAACGGCTCGAGTGATTCAAGAAGCGGTGACTGGTCGAGATTCCTTTCTTGTTACCGGTTCAATTGATCCAATGAAACGTGACGACATAGTCCAGGACTGGAAAGCATCTCGCACAGGGGTGCTCGTTGCTACGTTGGGATCACTAACCGAAGGAGCCAACCTACAATTCTGTAACCAGGTTGTCTTCTACGAAGAGGATTGGGTACCGAAAACAATTGAACAAGCACTAGGACGATTCATCCGTCGAGGGTCTGAATTCGATCAAGTGCTGTCTTGGTACCTACGAGTCGAGAAGAGTGTCGATGAGGGTGTGTTCAAAGTCCAAGGGAAACGATTGGAACATAAACTTCAAGCACTACTCGAGGAAGTTTTCACACTGGAGGAAGACGATGCTGAGTGATCAGGTTATCTATACCGAGAGACAAATTCAGACAGCAGTGTCTCGGTTGGCAAAGGAAACGATTGACCACTTAAACACTTACCCGGGAAACGATACACCAATCCATATCCTAGTTGTAATGGATGGGGCTTTCGTCTTCGCCTCTGACTTCATCAGGTACTTTGAACATGATGCCGGGGTCATTGTTCATTTCATTAAGGCTACTAGCTACACAGGGGACGTTTCATCTGGACATGTCAAGATTGATTTCGTTGGGCCAACTCCCAACCTGGCTGGAGTACGAATAATAGTACTCGATGACATCATTGACTCTGGCGATACGATCTTAGCCATTCACCGTTGGTTAAGTGGGAGGGGTAATAGTTCAACCAGAACCATATGCCTCTTCCGAAAAGTTATTCCGAAGACGATGGCGGAAGCATACAGGATTGCTCGAGCCCTGATCAGGCATCCGGAGAAAGCATTCGTTCGTCAAATCCATTCGGGCCTGGACGTTGAACCTGGTGAGTTCATTGTCGGCTACGGCCTTGATTACAATGGGGAGTATCGTCATCTCCCGTACGTTATCCGGTATGAGAAAACCTGAAGACCTTTATAGAATTTCTTTGAAGGTCTCATAGGTGTCGTTATATAATAGAGGTAGCAATCGAGGATCATAAGGAGTCAGCAGTGGACATCAGTCATTCAGACATGCAGGCGTTCAAACGTTGTCGATTCAAATGGGATCTAACAAGTCCCAGTCGACGATCCCTTCGAACACCAGGTGCTCCTGCAACTGCCCTTTGGTTGGGTTCAGTTGCCCATGAGGGCATTGCCATTGTGTCCAGTGGCCAAGAGTTGCAGCCGGCATTGGACAAATGGATCCATGCCGAAATGGTTTCAATGGCTGAGACTTATGCCAAGCAGATTGGAACCAGTTGGGGCCAGGAAGAAGACGACCGAGTAGAAGAGTCAGCTGCAAGGGCTCGACTGTACACTGAACTCTACCTGGATCACTATGGAATTCCTCCCTTCGGGGATGAGTTCGAGATCCTGGTCGTCGAACAACCGTTCAAGATTCCAATGCCGGGAACCTACGACGACATGTTCTATGTGGGCACCTGGGACATGCTCATTCGAAACAAGTTAACCAATGCCTACTGGTTGGTTGATCACAAGACGTTTTCCCAGACACCAAACCCAGAGTTCATCGTCAACTTGAACGAACAATTCGTCGGGTATGAATGGGCCTTTGCTCGTTTGTTCCCAGACGATGTCTTGGGTGGATGTATCTACGACGGCATCTACAAAGGTGAACCGACCGAACCCCAGCTGCTCAAGAAAGGAACCATGTCCAAGAGATGGATCAAGACCACGGCTGGTCTCTACATCAAGAGACTGGTTGAGGCTGGAATGGATCCAAACGATCCCGAGTACGCTGACTTCGTCGAGAGACTACGCAGCCGAGACAAGAGTCCCGAGAACCCGTTCTTCAAACGTATCATGATCCCTGCCGACTGGGGAGAGATTCGTTCCTGGGAACGAAACACTTCGGCCATCTTCAAAGACATGGCCTATATCGACGAGTCGGATCCCGCAATCTATCCCAACAGACGTTGGGAAGGATGTTGGGACTGTGACACGAAGACTCGTCAAGCTTGTCAAGCTTTCAACGGAGCCCGAGACGAGTCCGAACTGAAAGACGCAGAAGAGCTTCTTCGGTTCTGGATCAAGACCGAGCCTCCAACGCTGAAAAAGGTCCGGACATTGAAGCCCGGAATCGTCTCCAGTGTCGACGGCCTCGTCGAACTGGCCAACGAATAGTCCACTGCCATGGAACAAGACCAGGGGGGGTGTTGCGTCAACCTCACAACCCCATTTTCCCCTTTTCTCCAACGCACCTCTCTCTGGTCTATCCATGTTTAGGGTACAATGAGTAACGAACAACTCTATCAGATTCGGTATGAAGCCTTGGCTTCGTCCGTGATTCATTGGAAAAGTCTTCCGGACACGATCCAACGGACACCAATGGATCCAATCGAACCAAGTATGAAGAAGGCCGGAGCACTTCAGACCATGTTGAATGCCGCAACGCATGGTCCAAAGGTTGACGGCATCCTTCAACTGGCTCTCGAACGTTACGCTGTTCTCATTGATGTCAACATGTGGCTTCGACAGTTGGAACAAGTAGGCACATCTGGACCTGCGTACGAAAAACACATGGCTCGGGTTTCAAAACTGAGAATGGAAATTCAACTAGCCACATACGGCTACACCCAACAAAGGGGCACGACTGAGCCCCGGGAGGAGATCGATTGTCTCGAGAAGAAGTCGTCGACGGTGGCGAAGAAGCCGTTGAAGAAGAAGTCGAAGCCGTCGAAGAAGAAGTCGACGAGGAAGAAGAAGTCAAAGTAGACAAGACAGGATCTCCAGTCCTGGCGCTGCCGGAAGGGTTGAGCTTCTCGACTCCCGGTGAGCTGTCGGATGAATGGGGATTCGATTGTCTCGTCTATGGCAATCCGGGTATCGGGAAGACTACCTTCTGTGCATCAGCTCAGGATCATCCCCACGGAAGGGATGTTCTAATCATTGATGCCGAAGGTGGAACCCGATCCATTGCCGACAGAGACGACATCAAGATTTTTCATCCCACCACCGTTCGGGATGACGATGGTGACGTTGTGGAGTCGGCATGGGAACAGATCTTCCGGATCTATCAGTTCCTTGCCCACGGTGAGCATCCATTCAAGACGATTGTAATGGACTCATTGACAGCAGTGCAGGAGCTGGCACTCGAAGACGTGATGCGTTCTTCGAAGACTCCGCAGCTACCCAATCTAGGTGATTGGGGTAGAACGAACTCCGCCATGCAGAAGATGGTTAAGGCCTGGCGAAACTTTGCTCGTGATCGGGGTTGGAACATTCTATTCACGGCCCTGGTAACGGAGAAGAAAGACGAGTCGACAGGTGCAATCGTGGGTCGAGCGAAGATGACTCCAGGTTGTGCTGAGATGGTTCTGGGCTTGATGGATTGTGTAGGCTTCTTGGACATTGGAGACAAGTCCGGGGGACGAGTTCTACACTTCGCCCAGAAGGGTGTGAACATTGCCAAGGTTCGTCAGCCAAGAAAGGGAACAAAGGAACGTCCCATCCTCCCAGGCCAATTGGATGATCCCGACATGGGGAAAATCCTCGACATCATTTACCGGAAGGAAGAGTAACATGGTCGTAAAGGTTGACTATGGGGACGGGAGTGATTTCCTCCCCCTCGAGCCTGGTGACTACCGGGCAAACATCTTCGAGATCGAGGAAAGGGAATCCCAGAAGGGAAACACCTACCTTCGATTGACCCTGAAGCTCCTGAAGCCGTTCGAACGCAGGCGGCTCTGGTTCAATCTCACTCTCATTCCGTCCACGATGTGGAGAGTTCGTCAAGTCCTCTCCCGCATCGAGGGCAAGGATGCAACCGATTACATCGGTGAAGGAACGATCGACGAAAAGGCGATGCTCGGTGTCGAGATCGTCGTCAGTGTCGGAGCCCCGAACGAGGACTTCGGCGACGGAACGATCAACGAAGTCCTGGACATCTGGGGCACCGAAGGTCCTCCGGCCGGGATGAAGGAGCCGAAGGCTCTCGACCCCAAGAAGGCAATCGCCAAGGCCAAGACCAAGGAGAAGACTCCGAACAAGGGCAAGAAGAAGGCAACGGGCGGCTACTAGGAACCATTGATGAGTGTCTGCGGAATTGATCCTGGCAGGACGACGGGACTTGTACACTGTTCAAACTCGGGCAAAGTTCTCTGTGCCCTAGCTGCTCGAGATCACAAGGACATTGTCGAGTTCCTTCATCAATTGGATTCTGAAACGACTGTAGTGGTCATGGAAGATTTCCTTGGGTCAGGTCCTCGTTCCGCAGACGCCATCTTCACGATCAAGCTCTTGGGTTTCGTCGAGGGATGCTGTCACCTATTGGGTCTTGAGTTAGTTGTTCAACCACCCCAATGGCGGAAAGCATTCTTGGACAAAGCCCAAATGCATTTTCGGGTTCACAAGGAACGTCACTGTAAAGACGCCCTGGCCCATGTGTATTCATACCTAGAGAGACTAGGTTACGACGAGTGGGAGTAAAATGGCTCAGCACAAGTTGGTATCAGTTCCCGTTGATCCACTAGTGTACCCGGCGATCGAAAGGGCTGCGGCATTGGAGATGAGACCTGTGGCAGCTTACTGCCGACTGGTCATCTTCAAGGATCTCCAGGCCCGAGGTCTTCTGGACGATGAATACAAGCCCACGCAGGAGGTGATTGATGCAGCAGCTTCCGATAGCTGAGGTCACCAAGACCTTTCGATTCGAGTCGAGTCACCAATTGTATGGACACAATGGTAAGTGTGCTCGCGTTCATGGGCATAGTTACATAGTCGAACTAACCCTTCGAGGGAATCTGATTCAAGAGGGTTCATCCGAAGGAATGGTTGTCGACTTCGGTGACATCAAACACGTCTGGTTTAAACTGATCGATTCAGTTCTGGACCACGCCCACCTGAACGACGTTCTCCCTGTGCGATCGACTGCCGAGAACATGTGCTTTTGGATCTTGAATCGGTTGAAGCAGATGTCTCATCTTCCGGTTTACAAAATCCGTCTTTGGGAAACAGCATCCGGCTCTGCCAGCATTTGGATCGGTGACCAGGTTGGAGTTGAGTTCCCCTACTTGACCAAGAAGGAACTCGAAGAGGAACCTATCTGAATGGTCAACGTTGACTTCGGAGAAGGAATTCCTTTCTGTCCAGTCTGTGAAGAGCCAATTGACTATGTTCAATTCAAACCAAGATGTGATGAATGCAAACGAAAGTTCCACAATGGTTGTGGACTTGTAGAGGAGAACTATGCCTGCTGCGACTCTTGCAGTCAACGAAATCTTCGGTCCAACGATTCAAGGTGAAGGCCCATCGATAGGTCGTCCGGCTGTGTTCCTTCGGCTTCAAGGTTGCAACCTCAGATGCAGTTGGTGTGATTCGAAGTACACCTACAATGGAACTGAACACCCAGCTCACATGCCTCTTGGCGCTGTGATTGAAACAGTTCGTTCAATGTCAATGGGCTGTACCAAGCTACTCGTCTGCACAGGGGGAGAGCCTCTAATTCATGCTCCGGAGTTGAATGAACTTCGGGACATGATGCCTGGATGGGATTTCGAATACGAAACCAATGGAACCATTCCCCTCTTCCCAGGCAACTACAGTAACCAATGGTACATCGTGTCCCCGAAGCTAGAGAATAGTGGAGTGGATCTGGACAAACGATTCAAGCCCGAGGTGCTCAAGTCTTACGTCCTCAATGCCAACAGTCGATTCAAGTTCGTGGTTCAAACGAAACAAGACTTGGCCGAGGTCCAAATGATCGTAGACGAAGTAGGGATCCCGGACAACTATGTCTACATCATGCCCGAAGGCATTGATGGTACAACCATTCACGACAGGACTCAAGACTTGGTTGAAGGGGTTATCCTAAGAGGATGGAACATAACAACGAGGCTGCACACGTGGATCTGGGGCAACGCCAGGAGGCGATAGCGGACAAGGTCCGTTGGATGCTTGCAATGTTGAACAAGTGTACTCCGGGAGAGATTAACGACGATCAACATCTTCAAGGGACTCCGGATCGTTTCACCAAGTTCCTGATGGAGTTTCTTCCGGACCCAAGACCCTTCGAGGAGATCGTTAAGACTTCTTTCCGATCTGGGTTCGAAGAGATGGTCGCAGTTACCAACATTCGATTCACGGCCTTGTGCGCACATCACCTTCTTCCTTTTCGGGGGATGGCTCATGTCGCATACGTTCCTGGTTCGGCTGGAAAGATCGTTGGTCTTTCGAAACTGTCCAGGGCAGTCGAGTACTTCGCTCACAGGATAACGATTCAAGAAGACATCACTCGGGACATCGTCGAGGCCTTGTCAAAGGTACTCGAACCCAAAGGTGTCATGATTGTTGTCGAAGCTGAACACGAGTGCATGGCGATTCGTGGAGTCAAGCAGCCAGGGGCTACGACAATCACATCCGCAGTCCGTGGTTGCTTCCTGTCCAATGAGAAAGGATCCAAGGACGAGTTCCTTCATCTCGTTCGGATGAACGGAGTTCATTCATGAGACTTGCTTCCATTGTACCCAGTGGATGGATCAATAGACTTCAAGGGGACGAAGACAAGTATCATCTCATTCTTGTCCCCAGAGTCTTGAATGATTCAACGTACCGGGAAGCGTATCGTGCCAGGGCCGAGAAGAGTCATTTCATCATACTTGACAATGGTGCCTACGAAGCCCATGCGTACGGGGAACCTTACAACCCAGACGTTGACTCAATCATTCAAGCAGTCAATGCATTGGGTCTTCTCCCGGCTGAGATCGTTCTTCCCGACGTACCTGGACGAGCTGTCGAAACCCTTTACGCAACAACTCAAGCCGCATATCAACTACGGGAGCTTTGGCCCTATTCATTGTTCATGGGCGTTCCCCATGCTTCCGAGATCACTCAGTACCTAGAGTGTGCTGAGTTGATGGTTGCACTTCCCGGACTCAATTGTGTCGGTGTTCCTTTCATCGCAGCCGAGGCACTAGGGATCTCGAGGGATGAATTGACTCTTCGTTTGTACAACGAAGTTCTCATTCCCCGGGCAGAGAAGTTCGGTCACCGAGTCGAGATTCATCTCCTGGGAATGACTCAACCATTGGACATCGATCCTGCTGTCCGAAACATTGTTCGGGGAGTCGATACCTCGAAGCATGTACGAATGGGAATGGACCTAAAGGTTCTTGACCCCGAGGTTCCAATCATTGAGACCGATGGTCCTCGACCGGATGGTTTCATGTCACTGACCGAGACTGATCTCACTTCCGAAATGGAAGAAGCCATTGGTGAGAACATTGCTCTCCTGTCTGCTTCATTGAACTACGTACCTGTGGCCGAAGAAAACCTTTAGAAGTCTTCAGAATTTCCTTGAAGTCTCCTCGGCATTAAGGTATAATAGGATAATGAGATTCAGTGGACAAGCCATGGATAGAGGGATCAAGACGACCGATACAATCGAACTGATTGATTGGTGTCATCGTTTCAACAAGCATCAGGGTACCTACCCAATCGATCGATTCACCATTGGCCTGTATCAGATTCATCAAGCCATTGGTTGGGGCTCGACTGCCGCCGGTAGTGAGTCAGCAATGGCAGCAGTGATTCACTTCATCGCAGCTGCCGAAGGGGCTGATGCACGGATCGATTACTTCCTACCAGGAGACCTCGACCTCATTGCTTTGGGAATGCCCAATCATTCCGAGTTACTTGGTGTAGTGTCCAAGGCTGCACAGATGTTATTCTACCTGAAGCAGGCTGGAAGAACTCAACGTTCGAGTCGATATGATCCAGCTGTCCTGGGATCTTGTCTTGGGAAAGCTTGTACTCAATTGATCAGGGGTGTTCCGATTCAGTCTCGAGGTTCAGCCATTGAGTTGGCTACTGACATCATGACCGGGAACCTTTGAAAGAACTTGAGCCACTGTGCAAGTGCGATCAATGTCCCTTGCAAGGATTGAATCGTACTCAAGTATGGGGGAATGGACCAGACAAGACTGGTTTAGTTCTAGTCGGGGAAGCTCCGGAAGTTCAAGATGACCATAAGGGAATTCCTTTCATTGGTCGATCGGGTGAACTCCTAGACGCAACACTTGAAGACATTGAATTGGATCGTGACAGATGTTATGTTATGAATACTGTTCTCTGTCGTCCGGTTCCTGAGCAAGGGAAAAAGAACTCACCCCCTACTGACGAAACATTGGCATGTTGCTATCAACGAATGGTAGCAGAGATTCGTTTACGTGAACCGAAGATCATTGTAACGTTAGGTGCTCTCGCCAGCCGAACGGTTTTGGAGACGAATGAAACCATCAACTCCCTAGCTGGTCAGATTACTTGGTCACCTATTTACAACTGTTGGGTGATCCCTACGTTCCATCCGGCTTCCGTTCTTCATGGTGGCTACGGAAACTTCGACAGGATCTACGACGCTTTGCAAAGGGCCAAACGGCTCCTGTTCAGCGAAGTACCATTCCCAAAGAAGGTTCATGTGTTCCGTGAAGGTTCCGAATGGTTCTATCTGTCCACTCCGGGTCCGATGATTGAGCTCGCCGATACCCTCAAAGCCAACTGTCGAGAGCACCTTTCAATTGACTTAGAGACCAATGGCTTTGATGTTGTATCTGATCCAGTACTTGAGTTAGGTGTTTCCGATGGAGACACTTCTTGGGTCCTGGATCATGCTACATTAGTTTCAAGTCCAGAAGCAAAAGCAGCCTGGCGGGAATTGATTACCGATCCTAATATCGTTTGGGTTGCTCACAACAAGAAGTTCGATCAACAGTTCCTTGAAAGAGAAGGCCTAGGGGTTCCTCCAAAGTTTGAAGACACAATGTGTTGGGCGATGGCTCTTACCGAGAGACAAGGTGGAATTGGTCTCGAGGTAT